GGTAGGAGAGATAGGGAAGATGGAGGACTGAACATCTTGCTCAATGCGGAAACGGTAGAACCATGTCGGGCGCGTAACAGCGTCCGCACCAGCTGTGCTTCGTGTCCACCCGTGAGTTTGGTGACGGGCTTCAACCAGTACAGCGCGGTAGCCGGTGGGTATGACTCCGCCTTGAGCCAGGATGAATTGTTTGATTGCTTCATCGCCTTTTACCTGTTCTGTTGTTGTTGCTTCGATTGTTGATGCTTGTGGGTCGTGGGGGTCGAAGGACTGGGAGAATGTCCAGTCACCTGTGCGTCCAGCTTTGATGGGCTTTGGTGTTGGTGTTTGTAGTAGTTCTCCGAGGTCCATGGGTTATCGGCCGCAGGTCTTGCATTCGCCCAGTCTGTGGGTGCGGATGGTGGAGTCGGACATGGGGCATCCGTATTCGCGTAGGACTCGGCAGATGTGGCTGGTTTCGACGGTGAGGTCGGTGAATGCGGATGTGATGGCTTCGCGTTCGTGTGGTTCGATGGATGTCCACCATTGTGACCATTTGCAGGCGTTTGTTCGCCTGGGTGGTGCTTTGAGCATTTCGTCGAGGTTCATGCGAGTATCCATAGGATTATGCCAACCGAGTTCATGATTGATACGGCGGTGAGTACGGTGATTAGTTGGCGTTGTGTTTTGAGTCGTGATTCTTGGTCTTGTAGTTGTTGGACGATGGCTTTGTTCATGTCGGCTTGGAGTGTGAGTCCTTTGACCATGCCGGTTGATGATTTGACTATGTCGTTGTTGAATGCGAGTTGTTGGTCGATGAATGCTTCTGCTGATGTGTTCATTAGAAGGGCAGGCTTTCGGTTTCGGGTGTTTTGAATGCTGGTTTGATGTGTGGGTTGTTGATGTTGGGTGTGACTTTGCCACGCTGCGCACCGTCTTGGCCTGCGTATTCTTCGTATTTGAATGAAACGTCGCCGGTGACGATGATGTGGTCGTCGAGGTTGACAGTTGTGGAGTCTGACCAGACTGTCCAGTTGCGGTCCCATGATGCACCTGATTGGGCTTTGATTGTTTCGGCTAGTTCGAATCCCCAACGTTTTCCGTTGTCTTTGGATTCGATGAACCGGGTGATTTTGCCTTCGACTGTTCCGAGGACTCGGGCTTTGTTGAGGGCTTCTTCTGCTGTGAGTACTGACATTAGATGTTCTCCTTGGGTTCTTCTTCGCCGAAACGGTGGCCGTATGCGACGATTTGGTTGTAGTTGTGTGCGGTTGTGATGAATCCCCATGCTCGCAACCATTCTGCGAGTTGTCGGAATCCGTTGATGCGGCCGTAGTTGTATTCACGGCGTAGGTGTTCGAGGTCGTCCTGTCCGATGATGCCTTTGAGTTGTAGTTGTGATAGGACGTGGTAGATGCCGCCGCGTGTTTTGACGTTGGTGTCTATCATTCGAGTTTCCCTTCTCGGTATTGTTTCGAGCACTGTTTACACTTTAGCGCAGATGTTGACGGATAATGCAAGCACCGTGGCGGAATATATTTTGGCGTGTCGTTGTTTTCTGTTTCGGAATTATCGGCCGCCCGAGCGAAGCTCTGGGGCGTGTCGATTAGGTTATCTACAATTGCCCCCAATCCGCCGTCGGGCTTCGCCCCGGCGGTTGGGGCTTTCTTTATATGTTCGGGTGACATGGGTGTCACCCCTTGGGTGACGTGGGTGTCACCCCCCCTGACATGGATGTCACCCCTATTGAATGATTTATTGACAACGTAATAACGATTTGTCCCCCGGTGACCTTCTTGCCTTTTGGTTACTATTTCGCCACCTTCTTCGAGGTCGCGTAGTATGCGTTGAGCGTGTCGGACGGATACACCAGCCATGTCAGCGATGCGTGCAAGTGACGGCCATGAGCCGTAATCGTTTCCTTCGTGGTCGGCAAGGATGATAAGAACGAGCTTGTGCAATCCGTAGACGTTCTTGTTGTGGATTGCGGCGCGAGTAATTTTGAAACTCATGCTGGCGGTTCAATTAGTTCAGCGATTTTGTGAACCTCAAAATAAACAGCCTGCACATAGGTCGGCCATTTGTTGACATCGTCGCTCTCTCCAAGAGATTTGGCAAGTTCCTCAATCTCGGTTATGCGGTCCATAAGAATTGCCATGATGCGACCATGCTCCTCGACAATTCCCATGTCCCGTCCAGCAAGCCATACCGGGCTTACGGCATCGTATTCTGATTTTTGATTCATTGATTTCCCCTAACGAAAGTGTCCCCCCGGTTCAGTTAGCACAAGACGCCGGGGGGACAAGATTACCTTCGGTGCTAACCATGCACGATGTTATCACTAAATTCGAATAATGCGATGCGCATGCCTTCGTCGGTGCCGGGCGGGTCGACCTGCACTTTGACTACTTTGGCAACTTTGATGCAGCTGTCGTTCTCGAACGCAACACCCTGCAACCCGTCCATCGCTATTTTCAAAAAGTTGTCAACGTCGCTGGTTGAGTAACGTTTGGTGTACACGTCGACGTGAATAACAAGGTTGCGCGGTTCGACCTGCTTGTCCCCATACTTTTCACGCCATGCGTCGGCTATGCGCTTCTCATAGTCGGCGGTGGTCTTTGGTGTGTACACGCCACCGTTGCGTGCAAATCGTGGCCGACCTTTGGGAACTGGTTTGCCGTGAATCCAGATGCCGTGAATCATGCGAGTTCGGTCTTTCGTTTGGTGAACGCGGCCTGAAGTTCATCAGTGCGTCCTTCGTCGACGGCTTTTGACCAGAGTGTGTTGAGTTCGTCGAGTGTGGTTGCTGTGGCTGGGTCGATTGGTGTGCCAAGGGCTCGGGAGAGCTGGGTGACGTTACTTCCCCGGTTGACCTTTTCCATCTCCTCACGGCTGGCGCGTTTGTTGCCTGAATAGCCACAGTTGGCTAATGCGCGACCAACAGCCGATGTTGCACAGTTCTCGAGCGCCGAGGTCTGGTTCGGTCCGGTGCCACCGTCACGCTCGAACGCGGTGTCTGTACCTGCTGGTCGAATGTCCTCTTTGTCAAAGAACACTGATGCGGTGCAGACCCATTCGCCCCGGGTGCGGTCGCCTTCGGTTGTGATGTTGTCGACAATGACGGCCGCGGTCGGGTGGTCTTTCCACAGACGTTTTAGACGGCTTTCGACTGTTTCGTAATCGTCAAGGTTGAAGCGTGCCATTCTCTATCTCCTTCTCTTGAGTCCACCGGTCGCGGTGAACCATCTCCATCTGGAGTCTTTCAGCCACCTGAATCAGGTCGGCAATCATCTTGTCATCACGGTTGATGACGATGTGTTTTGGCTCGAACCAGCCAGGAGCAAAGCCGTCGGCAGTTTCGATGCGTAACAGCCAGGCGAATATGCATGCGCTGGCACCGGTGACATACATCTGCCACTGGACTTGTCGGCGGTACTGGATGGGGATTGCATTAGCACCCCAGTCTTTGCCGGTTGTTTTGACTTCGGCAATGACGGTTCCGTCTTCGTTGAGTCCGTCGGGTGTTGCCAGTTGCCACTTGTGGCCGTCAGCATGAATGAGCCAGTTGTTGTGTTTAATACCCTCGTATGGGTCAAGGTTCTCCACAATCCATTGTTCCCAGTCACGCCCGAATCGCATGTAGTCGTTGTCGCCGATGTCGACCGGGTCGAGCATGTTGCGCACTTCGGCGTCGAAGCCTGCTGGTGTGGCGGCGCGTGCAACGGCTGTGGCGGAGACACCTTCACGTCGTGCGGCGAACCATGCGTCAGTGCCGGATAATGCTACGAGTCGGTCACTTATTGCAGATGCCACAAGTTTCCCCCGGTTCGTCCCCGACCACCGTGGTGTAGCCCCATTTGGCTTTGTTTAGGCACGTCATATGTGACGTCATTGTTTCGTGCAGAATGATGTAGTCACCATTCGGCAGTTGTTCACCTTCGTGAATATTGCGAGCGAATATTAGTTCCATAAGACAATGATGCCATGAAGGACGGACATCTTATCAGGTTGAATGCTAATTCGCGCTGGAATCTCAACTCGTCACGAATGGATGCTTGAAACATCTCACGCACCATAAGGTCATGTTCGGCTTTGACTTGGTTGAGCAGCCTATCGTCGGGCATAGTCATGCGCCCAGTTCGAGATGAGCCACGCCACTGTCCCGATGGTGGCCATCACTCCGATGAAGGTGAACACAAAGATAATCATTGCGTGTAATTCGGTCATTGTTACTCCTGTGCTAGTAGGTGGTCACAATATAGCACAAGTGAAGACCGCCACCGACGGGAAGGGGACATCGGTGGCGGTCGGTCTAGGAGCGAAGGCTCTACTAGACGGCACTCGTCGGGGGAGCGACGGGTGGAACTGGTACCAACTTTGCATTCTCTGCAACCATGAATGCTTCATAGTCGAAGTTTCCTGTGGCGCGAAGGAACGCACCACGTCGACGAATTGCAAAGTGCAGGTGTGGGCCGTAACCCTTTTCGGAACCAAGTCCTGAACCACCGGAAAGTCCGAGCAGGTCACCAGCTTTGACAATCTGGCCAGCCTTGCAACTAATTTTGGATAGGTGGAGATAGTCCGCTTTGTAGGGGCCGTGCTTGACAAGGACCATACGACCACCAGCACCGCTGATGCTGTTGATTACTTTGATAACTTTTCCGTCGTTGACGGCTGTGACGGGTGTACCAACTTTGACAGGGTAGTCAACACCGGGGTCTTTTGAGTGACGCTTAAGATGTTGTTTAAACGTGTTGGATATTTTTTTGGTTTTGGTTGGACGTAACCACATTTTATGCTCCTGTATATGTTCGTGGGTTGATGAAGTCAAGGTCTTGGAAGTCGGTGTGTGCCACGTCATCCCACGTGAAGTAGAACGTGCGGTAGATGCTGCCGAGCGTGATTGTGAACTTCCAGTATTCCAGACCGGTGGTTGCCTCGAGGTCGAACTGGTGGTCAACGTCAAGCCCACCAGCGACGATGTCCTGTGTGAGCGTGTTTGGTGAGCGCACGAACTGGTTGTTGAGATACCACTTCGGCATGCCACCTTCCATGAGCGTTGCGGTAATTGTGCCGTTAGCACCCACACTCGTGCCACCCGTAGTCCATTCGGACAGTTGAGGGTGGAGATTGATGTGATGGACTGCCATGATTAGCCTTTCATAAACAGGGATAGGACGGAACCGATAATGGCACCGATACCGGCTGCAGCACCAGACCACCAAACAAGTTGACGCTCCAGTGAACGGATACGCAGTTCGTGGTCGTCGAGCCGTTCGCGTGCGTTGGTCTGCTTCAGCTCAAGAACAATGTCGTAAACGTCTTTGAGCGTGATTTCGTGGTTGGCCATTACTTTTCCTTGGACCTGACGGTTTCGATTGCGGAGTTGATTGTTGCGTCGAAGTCTGCATCGTTCACTCCACCTTTGCCGGCAAAGATGAATGAGATGGCGGCGATGATGCCGAGGACTCCGAGCAGTGCACCGAATAGTGCTGATTGGATGATGTCCATGCCGACGACGGAGCCTGCACCTAGTCCGGTGATGGCTGCGCCGAGTGAGAATGCGGCGATGCGCATGAAGCGTTTGAGTGTTGTTTTCATTAAGTTACCTTTGCTACTTGTAAGTCCATCATCCAGCGTTCTGGTGTGATGTCGTGGTTGATGCCGACTACCCGGTAGGTGTCGGTTGTTCCCTTGAATGTGATTACGACGAGGGAACCGATGTCGAGGTTTGTGGCCACGACGGGGTTTTGTGCTGTGTTCCAGCGCAATGATTGGACGGTGATTTGTGGGTTGGCGAAGTCGGTTAGTAGTTCGGCCGTGCGAGTGTCCATGACGTTGTTGTATCGGATGGACCGTGACTCGTTTGGGATGCCTTCCCATTCGTATAGGTAGGTGAGGTCATCGGTTGTGTCCCCACTGAACCATGCCGAGGCTGTTGCGGCTGTTTCCATCTGCAGCGCTGTTGCGTAGTAGCGGAATCCTGTGTTGTTTGCACCACCGTAGACGAATGTGGAGAATACAACAGCGAATGCGGCGTTTGCTGGGGCTGTGGCTGTGACGCTTTTGCGACTCCACCCCGTTGATGTGACGCTCGATGATGTGCCGTTTGATGTTGATATTGTGACCCCGGCATCGGTATACCAGCGAATGTCAGCACGCCCATTCAAGGATGTGGAGTGCCCAACACCTGCTCGCAGGTAAGTGCTGGCAGTGTATTGCGTTGATGGTGTGACGGGGAAGTTTGGGGTACCACCCACATTGTTTGCTCCACCTTGGACGAAGATTACAGTTGCTTGTTGTGCAGTAACTCGACCACGAGCAACGTATCCGCCAACACCCGAAACGGGTTGTGTTGTTCCAGCTGTGAGATAACCTGTTGCACCTGACGAGTTGGTGGCCAATTCTGCCCGAACAAGTTCAAGGTTTGCGTTACCGCTTAGTAAGCCGAAGTCAGAGATTACAAGACCGGGGTTTGGCATCCAGTTGTATCCGCTTACCTCGGTGCGGAGATTGGTTGTCAAGTCAATTTGCCGAGCACCCCAGTCGGCAACTGATGTGCTGTCGGAATCTGACCATTTAACATCGTATTCTTCGAACCTGTCGGACCCACCAGTGGTGCGCCGCGACCCGATGTTGTCGAGGGTTATCTGGTTGATGATGTTTGCTGTGTCATATGACGTGGCAATGTCGTTGTAGTAAATGTTTCCGTCAGCCACCACATCAGAAAATGTTCCTGTGGGAAGCACATAATCAAAGTCTTGTGCAAACTGTGTGACGTTCTTCTTGTCAACCCACCAGTAAGCCCCCACAGACTGTGTAGCAAGGTCAAAGTGGTCAACCAGTGTGCCAGTGTACAAGTTGTCCTGAACGCGGTACGCAAGGTCTGTAGCCACCCTGGTCAGTGTGAAGTCGTAGAAGCCAACATGCTCCATAACACCCACAATGGCGCTCACAGTCTCCGCAAGTTCAATCTGCACTGTGTGTGTGCTGCTAGACGCTGTAAACGTATAAGAGGGGATTGTAGCGCCGACAGTGGTGCTTGTCAATGTTACCGACGAACCATTACCAATACCATTGACGGCGAAACGGTAAATGTTGCCCGGTACAGCTGCGGTGAGCAGAATTGCTTTACCAGCCAAAATGTATTGCCGACCAGCAACAAGGTCAGTGTAGGTCTTTTCAATACCAAAGTTTCCTATGGCATATGTTCCTGTTGCGCTAGTTGAGGTTGCTTTCCGTTGCATACCAGTTTCAGGCACAAGCGCAGGAATAGAAGTGTGTTCAATAGTGAATGTGGAGTGACCGTGTGAACCGAAGTTTGCCCATCCGTCAAGTGGTAAGTCTGGCGGTGTGATATACCCTGACGCACTTGATGAAAGTACCGAGGATGACCCTGCGGCCGCAGCTGTCGCATTGACCGCACCAACCTTCACATAAACGGTTGAGCCGTAAGTAAGCCCAGTGATTTTGTATGTGGTTGCGCTGCTACCTGTGCTGATGGTTGTTGAGCCACTGAAGTCCGAATTGTAGGACCAGACAATGTTGTAGCTGGTGACGGCGCTTCCACCGTTGTCAGACGGTGCCGTCCACGCAACATCCACAGCATTCTCCAGTGCGGCCTGCGCAACGGTAACTGCCGTAGGTGAGTTTGGAACCTGAAAGTAATCAACCCGTCCCGAAAGTTTTCCCCACGTACCACCACCGGGGTCCGTCGTACCCGTTGCCCCACTGTCACGACCAAAATAGAATCCTGACGAACCGTTCTCATCAATAGTGACAACTTGATTGCCACCGTTCAGATAAATACCATTGAGAGGTTTGTATCCTGATGCGTTCGCCGAACTGTCCGAAGCAATCGTATAGAAGCTTGTGTATTGCGAACCGATACCAATACGAAGCTGTCGAGAACCACCACGACCAGCCCAATACACCTGAACAGTTGATACAAGAATCGGTTTGTTGCCAAGAGAGTCAACACGGCCAGTAGTTGGCAGCGGAACACCGTTAGCAGCAGTAGTTGAATACACCTTTGAATTGGCACTCCACGACAAAGTGATATCAGGTGTTGCACCACCAGCAAAGCTAAGTAAAGTCATTGCGTCCCCTAGAAGTTATCCACGACAGTGTTTTGGTTGATTGCTGGCACGTTTATATCGGTGATTGCGTATGGTTCGAGCGTGGCAATACGTTCTTCCCACCGCTCATAACCTGCAGTAGTTGTCACACCAGGCACAGTAATGTTCGAGTGCGCCTGGATAGCGTCAACAGCGGTGATGCCCACATAAGTGTCAATGGCAAATGTGGTTGTGTTGAGCGCGTAAGTCGAATTAATGTCTGCAATAGTTCCCACATAAACTGACCCTTCATCGGGTGTGGCGAACTGGGTTGAGTAAACCTGAACAGGCATTCGCGGTGACAACGTTGCAACAACAGCTGGGTCGAGTGAATTGTATAGCACAATTGTTGCCAGCCCGACATTTAGCGAATCAAGTCCCAGCACACCAACAGTGCCACCACGCGCAATCTGCACCTCATTACCGTCGGCAAGAATCTCGGTCCAAGCCAACGTGGACTTATTCTGCACACGAATACGCAGATAGTCATAAGGAACAGTCGAATACGTCATCGAGCACCCAAACGTTGAGCATCCTGAATAGCCTTCAGGACGGTGCGGCCAGTCGTAACGCTAGGAGTAATGCCGGTAACGTTCACCGTCACTGGAGCCTTTGAAGTTGATGGTGCTGTCGGTGATGTGGGTGATTTAGCAGGTTTGAATCCTGTGATTACTGTTCCCGACATCTGAAGCCCACCGAAGATGCTGGCATTGAATGCGCTAATGTCATCAAGCACCTTTTTGACATCCTTGAGGAATCGGTAAGTGTCCCGAGCAAACAGACCAATGGCTTTGATTGACCCACCCAGTTCATCAATGGCTTTTTTGCCCGATGGTGAAGCAACCCAAGCGGTGAACCCGATAAGGGCATTCTTTAAGTCGTTGACAGACTTTTTCCCCTCGTCCGAGTCCATCCAGTTGGAGAACGCGGTGGCAACTTCATCGACGGCAGGGAGCAACGCAACCGACAACGTTTCCAGCAAGTTCTCGAATCGTGCGCTCATACGGTCAGTTGCCGATGCGGTGGCCGCAGCAGTGCCACCAACCTGCATTTCAATCGCGGAGAGGATAAGTTCTTGTGCTTGAAGTAGCCTGTTGGACTCCACCAAAGACTTAATCTTGCTTTGTTCAGATTTAGTGAACGTCACACCAGCCTTACGCAACGCTGTAAGCCCTTTAATGGGGTCTTGGAGCGCTTTACCAAGCTGTTTGGCGTTACTGTCTACTTCACCAAATCCTGCCGCGGCTAAGTCGACCGCAGCGAGTGTTGCCCGGTCAAACGCACCACCTGTTGTGTCGGCAGTTTTGGCTAATTCTTTGAATGTGAGGAGAATGGCTTCGGCTGAACGCACCAACTCGTCATCGACACCGGTAGCAAATGAGATGGCTTCGGCATACTCTGAAAGTCGTTCAGTTACTTTGGCAGTGTTATTTCCAAAGAGACCCATCTGTTTTGCGATGTTTTGAAGTCGAAGCTCGCTCTTGCGCGCTTCCTCACCCAGCTTGATAAAGTTTGGCAGGAATAGGAATAATGCTCCAGCAAGGGCACTAATTGCACCGAACGCAAGACTAAGCCCAGACTTCAGCACTGAACCGAATGTCAGTGCCGATTTTCCAGCCTTTTGCAGATTGTTTGAAAAGTTCTTTGTTTGTGCCACCAAGGTGACAATCATATTTCCGCGAGCCATTATGCTCCCCCGAATCCTGTTGCATCAAAGCCGTTCTTTTCAATCCAACGGCCAATCTCTTTGTTCCACATTCTCGCTACAGCGCTACGAGTTTGGTCTCTTGCGGTGCGAATGTATGGGTTGCCCTTTGTGCGAACACCAGTAGCGCGGTAGTAACGTCCAAAAGATACCGACTTTGCATAGGAATCAATCGCGCCGCGAGTTTTTGGCTGTGCAATAACAACGCCACCGAACAAGTACCGGGCAGGTGCGTTGTTCGGGGTAATCTTCTTACCTGCATATCCACGAATTGATAACGCAAGTCTGCCTGATTGCCTGGGTGCTAAATGGGTGGCACGTTCAGCAACAATAAGCGCTGCCTGCTTTACCCATTTTTGAAACTCGTTTCGTTCGAGTCCCATGTCTTTCAGTTTGCGTGCAACACCAGTTGGGCCGTAGAGTCCAGCGATGTACGCATTGCCACTTTTATTAGTAGCAACACGTACACCGTAGACACTGTCAGCCATGTTAGACGACGGCGAGAGTGGGTGCGCCTACGACCTCGAAACGAACACCGGACCACGAGAACGTGCCATCGGCGGATGCGTCTCCACCGAATGGCAAACGGCCTTGTGCCGGGATGCGCAACGTACCGGTGAAGTCTGATGCGGTCGGTGACGAGCTGGTGAGCACGAAGGGAACTTCGTCGCCTGGGTTGTTCCAGCAGGTTACAAAGAACGAGCCGACATCGGTTGATGTGACACCAGACATTTCGATGTACCAGTCGCTAGACCCACCAAGAGCAGCGTCAGCAAACGTAGTTACGTCCGAGGATGCCTCTTCTGACTGCAGCATAATGCTGGACAGGTCAGCGGTGTAATCGTCACCGTCGACCGTGATTGTAATGGAGTTCGCTTTTACACGATTGACCATGATTTATTTCCTTTACAGTTGAGTGTTTTGTTTGACCGTGATGGTCGCACCAAGATATACGCCCGTAGGTATCTCAACCGATGTCGGCTGACCCACTTCGGATGCGTACATGCCTGGAGCATTGTAGATTGCGGTTAGAACGGTTTCGACCGTCTCGTCAAGCGCTTTTGAGATGACAATGTTAGTACCGGTCGCGGCAATAATCTCGACATCAAATGAGACGACAAACTCGCCGAACACTTCCCCACTAACAATCCAATCCGTTGCTGGGACCATTACGGCCATAGGTGGGACTGCACGGTCAGGTATCTCCGCATACGCACGCACCCCTGCTGTCTCAAGAACAGCGAGGAGTGCGGCGCGTGCTTCAGCAATCATGCGAACGAATAACCGTTGATGATGGGGTTCAACAGTGGGTATGCGCCGACCATAGGGTCACGCGCTACACGCTGCGTTTGTGTACCGTCGAACGTAGCAAACTGTGCAATACCGTTTGGTGCTGACCGGCGGTTGAACAGTTCCTGACCAACCTCGAGTCTGGCGCGGTCAAAGACATCATTCGGAACATCACGGTCGCGGATGTATGCGTTGACGAGCGTTGTCGCTTCATCCCAGCACTGTTCCACAAAGGTGTCATCGGCGGATGCGGAGTTCACATACGCTTTGAGGTTGTTCCATGTCATTGCCACGCCAGGCTCCTAGAGGTTATTACGGGGTCTGGTCGATGGGGATGATGAACGCAGGGTACTCGCCAGCGGTTGCCGTGTAGGTCGAGAGCGAGAACGCTTCCGACAGGTTGACGGCGTTCTCCTGCGAGAGACGAAGCGCTCCCGAGGTGTACTGACGGAGAGCGAGCGACGAAACGAATGCGCACTCGTCCTTGTTCACGGAGTCGAGTCCAGCGTCAACGACGATGGGGATACCGGCGATGGAGCCACGAAGTCCCGAGACGTTTGCCGAACCTGCGAAGCCAAGAGCTTCACCAGCGAACGAGATGACCGGGGTTCCGTCAAGAGCGAGCAAGTCCTTGAACGTGGCCTTGTCAACGACGAGGGCATCAATCTGCACACCGTTAGGCGTGAAGTAGGTTGCCGATGCGTCAGCAAGTGCACCAACCCAGCCGTCGTAGGTTCCAGCTGCAAGGGTGACCTTGTTTCCAGCAACGACCTGCGCTGCGGCAACTGCCTGGTACTTGGTGCGGAGCTGGGTGGCGAGAGCCTTACCGAGTCCGATTGCCTGACCGCGAAGAACCGAGTTCAAGTAGTCAACCGAGGAACGGTCGATAACCTGACGCGACAGTTCGGAGTAGTTTCCGACGGTGATGATGTTCTCGGTGAACGTGTCGAGGTTGAGCTGGTAGTAACCGAGGTCGTCACCTTCAGCAGCCTGTGTTCCGGTGCCGTCAGTGATGCCGTCGACAACAGCGAACGTGATTGTCATGCCGGTGGGGGGAGTAACTCCACGACCGAACACAGAACCGAGAGGGTTTGCACCTTCGACGAGACGAATGAGGTCTACGTCAACGGGGGTCGTGATTGAGTCAGCGGTCGTTGCGCCAGTGTAAGCGCGAACTGCGTTCTCCTCGTTGGCAGCGAGTGCCTGAAGGAAGTGTCCAGCCGAACGGTAGGACGGTGCCGAAGGGGCTTCGACGGTGCCGAGAGTTGAGATTTCACGCTCAACCATTTCAATACGCTCACGAACCTCGGCGAGTTCGGGAGTCAGGTCACGGATTTCATCCATGATTTCTCCTTTTTGTTCAGCCGATACAGGGATGTCCTGTTCGGGTTCGTCACGCAATTCCGTGACAGTCGCTCCCTCATACCAAGGGAACGAAACTAGTGAGACTTCACGCACGTAGGCATCGGTGACGATGCGGTTGCGTTGTTCGTCGGTGGTGGACTTGCGCATGAGGAAGCCAACCGAGAAGCGGTTGATGACACCATCCTCGAGGAGTGCGATGGCATCTTTGCCACGAGAGGTCTCGGAGATAGTTGCGCGAATCTCAAAGCCCTCGTCGGTGTGACGGCCTTCGATAATGCGACCAATAGGTTCCGACTTGTCGTGTTGCCACATAAGTTTGGCTTCGGGGTCAAGCGTGACCGAATCGCGGGCGAACATCTCGCCGTTCTCGAGCGTGCCGTAAGGGACAGCAATCCCAGCCACCTCACGCTTGTCTTTGTCAGTGAGACGGAACTCCATCTCACGGGTCTCAAATTGTTCCATTGGGAACTCCTAACAGTGGCGCAAGCTTTTCGTCCTCACGAACTTCGTCGATGGTCTTGAAGCCTGCTGCGATTGCAATCTGGTGGGCTTGGTAACGGGTAAGTGTGTCATTGCGGAGCAAAGCATCAATGTTCATGCGTGCGTCAGTGCCACGAGGCAACAGTGCGCTCATGGCCTGCTCAATCTCGACGTAGTAAGCAGAGAGGGAGTACCGGGTGAATGCAATCTGTTCCTGCTCAACGTTTGAATAGGTCATGCTCGAGCCTGCTTCGGCGAGCATCATGTTGGCAGGAATGCCGAGTATGCGACAGACCTGTGAAGTGTTCCACTGCTGAACCTCAACAAACATTGCGTCACGAGGGTTCAGGAACAAGTTCTGAATCGACAATTCGGCAGGTGACACCACACTGCCACCAGTCTGCGCGTTGCGCAACGACTCGGCAATATCAATCAAAGTGTCAGGCGAGACAGGAACCTTCGGCGAAACAACCTGCGCAGCCATCCCCGAATCCGAGAACCACTTTGACGCAAAGTCGCGTGTGTCCTTTGAGTTGCGCAATTCCGCTTGACAAGCCTGAATCGGGCCCAGACCGTAAAGGTTGCCGGGCATGCTAAGCATCTTGAGGTGCTGAATCTCATTAGGTTGGTATTCGGTAGTACCCCGATAGGTGTACCCGGTGAGTTCTCCGCTATCCGTTGACTCAATCAATATGTCGAATGGGTTCAGCACTTCAAGCTTGACCGTCTCGCCACGGCCATTGCGCGAGATACGCCAATAAGCGTTTCCGGCCACAGCCATCGAGTTGACAGTACGCGCCATAAACTCGGCACGGGTTATCTTGTCATCGGGTTGCTTTACCCACAACGGTGTCGACTCAAGCCGAACATCGTCACGGTAAAGGTGAACACCAATCTGCTTGATTGCGTTCGACAGAATTGAAACTCCACGGTAGACGGCAGCAATGCTGACCGCTTCGACAGTGTTGACCCCAGCCGATGCGGAGCGTGGCGGTGGAACAATAGACGAACGGGTTGAGAGTTCAGTGCCAAAATCGGACGCGACGGAACGCACCGTCTCGATTGCGCGAAGGGGGTTGAGGAAGTCTAAAAGGCTTGCCATACGCAATAATCGTACCATACGACGCAAGAATCTTGCGTGGCGTGTCTAAATTGTACGTTTTATGTTATTGGCACGAATCGCACTGAAGATAATCCATTGGGTCAACGGGTGGGATGGGGTAACCATCAAGAGTCTGCTTATCCATAGAGGACTACATTATCAGGTCAGACCATAATCGTGCGAGTTGCCACAGCCTTCAGCGTTTCGGCACCATGACAAGCCAACAATGTTGCCATCACCGCGTCAATCTCCACGCTCGAGTCACGCCGCGAGATACGGAAGCCGTTGTCCAGCACCTTACGAACGGTGCGCGGAATCTGAACCGACAGCAACGGGTCCGGGGCATGTTTCAGTGTTTCATTCTTGAGACGGGCATGGAACGACGAACAAGCGCCGTTGATTTGAGAGTTCAGAATAAGTTCTGAATTGATACCACGGCGAATGAGTTCGTTGTGTAAATCCTTGAGCATGAGACCGTCCATGATGATAGCCCGGGGAGAGTGCTGGTGAAGTTGCTGTGCAACAAGCATCAACTTCTCCAGAGTAGGCTTGACAATCGATGCGACCAGTTCGGTGTGAATGACACCGTCAACCATTACAGCTGCGGCCACAGTTGCGAATTCCCAGCCAGGGGAACGGTCAATACCGAACACAACCTGACCCGTCGGCAACGTGTCATCAATGCCACGCTCATTCTTGAGCCACAACGAGAACGGAATGAACACATCCTTGGCGGTATTGACGAAACGGTTCAGCCGGTAACGGATGATGTCGTTGTCAGGTTCCGAGCGTGCATCCGACAGAACAAGTTTCGGGTCAATGCGACCATCCTGCAACGCTGGTGACGCTTCCATCAACAGCGCCATAAACTCGTCATCATCGTCAGGCACAATGGCTTCTGACGCTTCCCATATCCATGCACCGAAACGGTCAAGGTCCCCGGCAATCGCTTTGTCAGCCATTCCGTAGAGTCGGGTCAATAGTTCGCTGTTCTCGTCCCCCGCTGTGGTTATGCCCACGAGTATCGAGTTCGGGCGGGCTCCGAGCCCCGTTTGGAGTGCTGACCAGCTCGAGTCATCGACAAGGTGAACCTCGTCAATAATGCCAACCGAGATGGGAATACCCTGCAACGCGGAAGCCTTTGACGCTTTGATTTCATAACGGCTACCCTCGTTAGTTCTAATCCCTCGAGTCTCCGTCAACTTCGTCATCATCGACTGGAGCGTCGGGTTCGCGTTGATAATGCGCAACACCCGGTCATGAACAAGACGGGCAAGGTCAACAGTGCTGGCAATACCGATGTTGTACTGGTTCGACTCACGCAACAACGCCCAGATACCAATGGCCGTCACCAGTTCCGTCTTGCCATTCTGTCGCGGAACCGAGACCAGACAAGAACGCCACCGTAATTCGCCTGACGGTAACAGTTCGGTAACGCGGCGCAGCAACTCACGTTGCCAAGAATCGAACTGAAACGGCTTCCCGTTCGCCACACTCCAGGCATACTCGAACGCTGGAAGATAACGGTCAATATCCGCAGCGAACTCGGGAGTCAGCGGTGGGGTATGACGTGCCGGACTAAAGACCACGGCGCAACAGTTCAGCCAACGGGTCCATATCGACAGTCGCTCCTGGCCGTTCTTTCAAAAGTGAACGGTGAAGCACACCGAACTGCGCAATCAAGGCCGCAGTAACTTCCCGGTCAAGTTCGATGGCCACGGCTTGCAACGCAACCACCGATGGTGCGTGCGCTGCAGTCAACCACGTCTCGTTTGCAATGAATTGCTGGACGGCGATTTCAAAGTTCAAGGCTCTGCTCCTAAATGTTGGAAAGTTCGGGGATAAAAAGGAAGGGTAGGCGGCGGTT